CAAGAGCGAAAGCTGCTGCAAGCGCATACGAGCTAGTTGGGTCTATTAACATTCTAACTTTATCTTGGTTATCGATTAAGTCAGCGTATTCGTAGTCAACTAGAGTTACTCTTCTTCTAGAGTGTGGTGTCAGTTTGTTCTTTGTAGTTTTTTTAATTACTACTTCTGCATATCACTATGCAGCTCGGACTATATCATCACTTAATAAGTGTTCGGCACTCTTGGAAGTTTTATTCTTTCGTCAACTTCTAGTCTCTGAACCTTCTATATACCTTTTAAATTATATAGCTTGGCTGCTGATTGTCTTAAAAAAGATTTTCCAGCAATTCACCGAATTTTTAATCGACATAAAAAATTTATCGATCTGTGGAGTATCAGCGTGTCTGCTTACTCTTTTAACCGCAGTTGCTTTACCAACTTGGTCAAAGAAAGCATTTTTGCCTACTACACTCTCAACATCTACCGCATTCCGTAAGAGTGAGCCTTTTTGCTGGCTAAGCATTTGCACGTTGTTCGAATATTGTTGAACAAATGCAGTTGTGATTTGATTAGACATTTCTAATCCTCCTCTTTTGATTGTTGATTGATTGTTGATTGATCGACTTGATTATCCTCGTTAGAGGTTCTTGTCTTTGCTTTTTAAGTCTGCAATTAGACTTTTTTTCTTAGAGGTCTTGCATTCGCAAGGTTTTCTCTGTGAAACTTTTAAAACCCAATTCAAATATTCATTTGCTGTTTGCAAAGGTTCGATACGTTGTGTTTCAGGTCCAAACTCTGTTGCTAACCTTAAACATTCCAACGCAATATCTTCAATTGGTTTAGCCATTGAGTTGCTGTCTTAGTTTATAAACTTCCTCTACCGCTTTACGGTGATTAGGATGATTTTTATTCCAATAAGCAGAGCCTTCCTCAGTTAGCTGTGAAATCTCTTTTTCAATTTGTCCAGCTGTCATATAGCCAACGTCATCACCTTTAACGATTTCATCCTCAGATAATTTATCTGCGAGCATCGTAAAAGCTCTAATGATTTCAACGTTGTCGCCTAATCGTGAACCATCTTGTAAGATTGTATTGTTTAATAAATCTTTACCAAACGTTTCACTAGCTAATCGTTTTGCTTGATCTAAACGTTTACCATATTCAGCGCCAAACTCTTTTTTCAATAAACTTTCTGCTTCAAGTTGTTTAGCCTGTGCAGTTTGCAATTTAGATTGCTCACCCACGCTATTCATTTCTTGATAAAACTTTATTAAACTTTCAGCTTGTTTAGGTAGTAAACCTAATTTGTGTGCTGTTTCATTAAATGATTTTAACTGTTCAGGATTTATTTCATCTTCCTTAAAAGAATATTTATAATCATCAGGCTTTTCAGGTGCGCCTAATTTTTTAAATACTTCTTTCCAATCATCCTCTGTAGCCATTTTATTTGGTACAGCGATTTTATTTGCACCTACCATTTTTTGTGCGTGAAGGTAACTTTTCAGTAAATCCTCCATATTATTAAAATTAGATAGTGCTTTTTCTTCTTTGTATTCCTCAGGTATTAGACTTTTAAAATCTATTTCCTTAGGTGTTTCTGTTTGCTGGATTGTTTCTTTTCCAGTTAAAACAGTGCCTTGAACCTCAGCAGTTGCTTGAGATTGATTATCTTGAACAACGGCTGTTGGTTGTTCAGATTGAGCAGATTGCTCAGTTGTCTGATCACTCATAGTACTCCTATTTATTTTTGATTTATTAAATTTTCCATAAAGACAACCATTGATCTTTGACCTTCATAAAAAGCGCTTTCGTGACTGTCGCCTTTAACGTGGGTTGTGCTATGGAAGTGGCATCTCTTCTTGAGATCGTCTAAAATTCTTTTGCCTTCTTCGGTATTAAATATAAATTTATAATCTGCTTTTAATTGATTTATCTTTTTAAATTGCGGATCCATTATTTACTTCTTTAACCATTGGTGCAGCGTTCTTAGCAATTTGACTTTCTTGCATCGCTTGCATCATTTGCATTTGTTGTTGTTGAGCTGCTGCTCGTTCTTCTCTTACTTGTTGAACTTGTTTGTCAGACTTAATCATTTTTGCTGGTAAGCCTAAAATATTTATTATTTGTTTTACTAAACCGTTTTCATCAATGTAATCTTGAACAGGTGCGAGTGGTGAAATTTGTGCAAACAATTCTAAACCTCTCATCAAGGATTGAAGCTCTTGTCCTTTTTGCGCTAAAGCCATTGGTGATACGTATTCAATTTCAATTTCTTGATTAGCCAAAATTTCTGGAGCTTCACTAAAGACACCGTTACGTAACATAATGTTAAATACTCTTAGTAACATTGGCTGTAATAATTCTGATTGTAGTCTGCCTAATACTGGACCAAGTATTCTCATTTTCTCTTCGTTACGTTGCAACACTTCTGTTGCAGTCATATTTCTATTTTCCGTAATTAATAATTGGTCAACGTGAAATATTCTTGAGATTGCTTGTCGTCTTTGATTTTCAGTATTTAATGTAACCGAAGTATTTGCGTTAATGTTTAATGGTTCAATTCTATCTCTAGAACCTGATCGATAATAATTTAAAGATCCAGCACTCATTCGTATTGGTGCAATCATTCCATCATCAGGAACTAACAAAGGTGGATCAACTTGTTTAGCTGCCGCCTTTAATGAAACCTCTACCATTTTATTTAAAACTTTAATGTCTGGTAAAGCATTCATCGCTGGCGATCTGCCATAAATTTCTGTTGAAGCTTTTAAGTATCTTGGAACCACATAAGGCATTTCTCTAAAGCCACCGATAGAAATGATGTGTCCAGTGTGATGCTCAAAATAAATACTTTGATAAGGCATATTTTTCTTATCAGCTTTATTCTGATTATAAATTGTTCTTGGTCTAACGACGTGACAAAATTCTAAATCATCTAATGGACTTTTCTTAAAAGTATTCTGAGCTTCTCTTGATAAATTTTCTAAACCAAATTTTTGTACAGCTGCGTGAACTGGCATTTTAAATCTTCGATAAATGCTATCAACGACACCTTTACTATTTTCTTCAATGTATATTTCTTTGATGTGTCTTGCTGAAAATCTTAGAAGATCATCTTTATCTTCTTCGATCATTAAGCACGCCGTACCAAAACAAATTAAGTCGTGGTAACATTCAAATATTTCTTGCTGAAAATTAGAACGAGCAAAGCCTAAATACATTTTATCAATGGCATCTTCTAACCATTCTTTAGCCTCGTCATCTTCATTTAAGATGCTTTCCTTATATCTTAGTGAGAACCAACGGTTTGCTGATGATGTTAGCATACCGTGCAAAGATGCTGCCAAAAGTTCTAGTGCGTGAATAGCCGTTGCATCAAATACTAATGTGTTTCTTTTGTCGCCTCTTGCTCTTTCTTTTGTAATCTCTGCCTTTCTAGTTAATGTATAGTCTGCGCATTCTTGCCAATGGCTTTCCCACGTAGATCTTTTTTCCATTAATCTAGATAAGTTTGACTTTAGTTCTCGAGCCAAATTTCTTAATTCTTGAGCTTGCATTATTTTTTCTTTTTCCAACCACGCTTCATTGCAGCGTAGGCTTTAGGTGTGATAGTTGATTTTGACTTTGATCTTGAGATACCTAATTTTTTTCTTCTATTAATATTTTTTACCAACGACATTTAGCCTCCTAATAATGTTTTTAATTCTAACTCTGGTGCGCCTGACACACCTGTTGAAGATGTAAGTTGAGCGTATTTTCTGCCACTTCTTTTTCCTTTAGTTAAACCAGCTTCAATAGTCGTAGGACCAGCTGGAGTTGCTAACGGTTTAGGTGCAGACATTTGAGATTGTACTTTAGGTTGTTGTGTTGATTTTCCTGATACAGTTTCATAAAGTTTTACTACTGGCGATGATCCACCCATAATTAATTACCTCCTAATAATGTTTTTTTACTTAATGTTACTTCTGAAAGATTAGACAAAAAGTCTTTTGGGTTTCTTTTTCTATATTCTTGTTTTTGTGATGAAGTAAAATTTTTATAAGCCTCAGTTGTAGTTACATCTTTTAAATCTTTTCTACCTGTAACTTTAGTATAACCAAGTCTTGCTCTAGCAAGATCATCAACTCTGTCCTCAGCAAAAGGTGAGCTTAAGCCCATATATTTTTTACCTGTTCGCTCTTCATAAGCTTTTATTCTTGCTAAACTTGGATCGTTTGGACTTTTAACTTTTGTATAAGGTGTAACCGCTCCCATTTATCCTCCAAGCAAAGTAGCTTTGTTAATGTCTGAATTTGATATTGAACCAATAGAACTGTCAGTTAAGATCGTAGATCTTCTGCCAACTCGATTTCTATTTCTTCTTCTAAGATCCTCAGCCTCTTGAGCTTTTCTTGCTTCATCCTCAACGCTAGGCACAGAGGAAACCTCAGGCATAACTATTGCTGGTGGACTAGGAATTTTAGGACTAAATATTGAACTCATATTTGTACTCCGTTTGTAAATTTTTATTTGTTATAAATTTTTCTTTTTCTAAACCTACTGCTAATGTTCTTAGTGCGTCGGCGGCGTGACTTGCCCACGAATGAACTGGCTTAGCAGAGTAAACTCTATTCTTGTCGTTATACTTTCGATGATAATGTCTAAGTGCATTAATTAACTTAGTGCAATTATCGACATCAATGCTGCATCGTGGCAGTATCATCTTCACTGCGTGGATGCCATCTTCTATGGGTAGCTTGTCAGCTATTTTAAATCTTAATCCTAATTGGTAAGCCGTTTCTCTTCTTGTTCGACCAGTACCAAAATCTGTTTGCTCTAAATCGTGTGGTCCGTAGTGGTGTAAATAGACATAATCTTTTTCTTTGAGGACCTGAGCGTAGTGAGGAAAAGCTTTGTTATTATCCTCATAGAAGTCAATAATATTGATAGCGTGTCCAATATTTTGGAAAAAAATAATAGCAGTACTATCATTAAAACCAATATCCCAAGCGGTATTAACAGGATAGCTTGGATCATAAGGAACTCTAGTAATCCGTTTTTCATCTTCCATCGCATTTAATAGATCGCCATAAATTGAGCCTGTTATGTTTCCTATAAAGGAACATTCAAACTCTTGGTTATACTTTGCTTGACCCATCACGGATAAAGCAGCGTCTAACTCTTCTTGATCTATTAATTTTGTATCACTTACTTTTGCTGTATATAAAAACCAATTTGGATCCGATTGCGCTTTTAAATAATAATCATAAAAAAGATTGTTCATTCCTTTTGGTGTTCCACAAAGAGACAACCAACCTTTTCGATCAGCTAATGCTGGTCTTATGACTTCATCAACTACATCTGAACTAACTTGAGCTGTTTCGTCTATAACGCAGCCATCAAGATAAATACCTCTAATGCTATCTGGATTTTCAGATGATAACAGCATTATCCTAGCACCATTCATTAAGTCACAACGCAATTCAGTTTCGTTGTATTTAGTTGCTGGAATTTTAGATGTGTAATGTTTTAAATAATCAAACGCTATTTTCTTGGCTTGCGAATAAGTCGGTGCAAGGTAAGCATAACGAGGATTATGATTTGTGTTTGTCATCGCACATTTAATTAAATGATTGATGAGCATAACTGTTTTGCCAAACCGTCTATGACAACATAATACTGAAAATCTATGTTTGTCTAATTGTTCGTGAATGAAAGCCTGTTGCTTTCTTGGCGAATACGGAATTGTAACTTTCATTAATGGACAGTTGGTACTTTGTCTTTATCCCAGTATTTCATTTCTATCTTTGAAAAAACAAAATCAGCAAACTCAGACATATCTTCGTTATCTTCAAATCCATTAAAGACCATCATAAGCTCACCGTTATACGTAGTGATAGTAAACGCTGAGACGTTTTTAAATTTGTTAGGTATAGTTAGTTTCTTTTTTTGTTTGTTACTCATCGGAATATAATCGTACTACTAACCGCGACCGAAATTTGAGGTGTAGTACCTAGCAGAAAAAACATTTTTCTATAGCGCTACGATAGTAAATAGCTTGTCAGGCAAACACTCTAGCCAAACAAATCAATATTAATTTTAAATTTTGGTGCAGTGTTGGTGCAAAAACTTTTATTATGTATGCAGTTGAGAATGATTCTCATTATCGAACTCCATCACGTGTGCGAGAGCCTTTTTGTGTCCGCAAACTACCCAAGTATTACTTACTCATCTTTAATTTCTTTCGCATCAATAATCTTTGCTGGCTGTTGCCACGTTATCTCAATCTTTGTATC